AGGGAGACGAATTAAGAAAAAACACGGTTAATGCAACTAATATTGCTCAAGCGGTCGCTAAAAGATCAGACAACACGATTCCATTTTTACCCATGCTGGAAAGAGATGTGTGGGGAGACCACCTGGTTAAACATATGGCTAAGACGGCAGCCGCTAATGATGTCCAATGGTTTGCCATTCACCCTGTAGAGAGACTCCATGTTTTAAAACGTTCTGGAGATAGATCAGATGCCATAGGTAAAATGGGAGACTGGGAATTTTATGGAACCGCTACCGGTAAAGGAGGAATGCCAGGAGTTAAAGGTTATTCTGATGTTCATCGTGGGAATGTTAAAGTTGTACCAACCAATCCTAAACTGACGGCTGTTTTGCCAGAAAGAATGATTAAATTGGCAAACCAATATAATTCAGAGGCTAGAACGATTTCGATTTCAAAATCCGATCCAACGAAGCCGTGGAAAGTTGTTGAAAGTATCTCTGCGGGTCCCGAATCTACCGCGCGAAAGCTAGGATTTAGAAAGCCGGTGGATGAACATATAATGGCATTTGAAACAGAAGCGGAAGCAAAAGCCTTTATCAAAGGAAGGGATAGTGGCCTTCCCATGAAAATTCTTAAACTTGAAGCGAATGACCCTAGACTTTACTCTGAAGTTTTTGGATTGAAAATTACACCAGATATGTTAGAAAAGCCTTTTAAGCTTTACAAGAAAACAGGCGGTCTAGTAGTTGATATATTTAAATGGTAATATAAAAGAAGTTTAAACAAGGAGATATATATATCATGGCAAAACTAAAAAAAAGACTTAGAAAAGCTCTTGCCGCCGGTATAACGGCGTATGCAGCTTCTAAGATGATGAAACCAAGTCTCAAAGGGAGAGCAGATCTACTTACAGAAGGAGATATTAGTAGCAAAGCAGACTACATGCACGATCTGGAATCAGTGGCTCCCAAAAAGATTCCATTAAAAGGACATCCAGGAGGATGGAATGAGGAATCAGGTACTTTTTCTTCACCCCCAATGACTTTGAAAAGAAAAGCTAAATTATGGTGGGAAAAATTACACGGAGGAAACCCATATAAGAAAGCGGGAGGCACTATTAAAGCCTATCAAGGACAATTAGTTAAATCTGAAACTAGAGGAACAGGTGCAGCAGTTCAAGGTACTACTCACGAAGTAATGCCTGGAATGGATGCAGCTAAACACGGTAAATTGATTAAAGCTAGAGGTGGTACTCAAGTACGAACTCGAGGTTCTAATCCTGATAGTTCTTGGACTACTCAAGGCGGAGAAGTTAAAGTTGCAACTAAACTGAATGGTGTTCTTACAACTAAAACTTGGTAAATATGGTAGATGTGGAAAGAGAAAATCCAGTCGTGGAAGAAGAAGGCTTGGCGACTGAAGAGGAGGTTGCTGTTGAAGTTGAAAAACCTAGTGAAGAAGCTGTTGAAGATGGAACAGATGAAACTTCAGAGGTAGACGACTTTTACTCCAATCTGGCTGAAGACATGGATCACCGTGTTCTTCAAAGACTTTCCAATACATTAGTTACTGAATACAAAAAAGATAAAATTAGCCGAAAAGACTGGGAGACGACTTATAAAAATGGTTTAGATCTTTTAGGGTTTAAATACACTGAAATGTCTCGTCCTTTCAGAGGATCGGCTAATGTTACTCATCCACTGCTGGCAGAAGCAGTTACACAATTTCAAGCACAAGCTTTTAAAGAACTTCTTCCTCCTGACGGTCCGGTTAGATGTAAAATTGTAGGAGAAGAAACTCCAGAGATACAAAAACAAGCAGATAGAGTTCAAGATTTTATGAACTATATGCTAACGGAAAAAATGGAAGAATATACTCCAGAGATGGATCAACTTTTATTTTATCTTCCACTAGCAGGATCTGCATTTAAAAAAATTTATTATGATGAAGTAATGGAAAGAGCTGTAGCAAAATTTGTTCCAGCAGAAGATTTAGTGGTGCCCTACTTTGCAACCGATCTATTGGGATGTGAAAGAATTTCCCACGTCGTAAGAATGAGTGAGAATGATATTCTTAAAAGACAAAAAGCAGGTTTTTATAGAGATGTTGAATTAAAAGTAGTTCAACCTAAAACTGATGAAATTCAGAAAAAATATAATGAACTAGAAGGAATTACTCCAATAGCAGACAGGCCAAGTAGCTATAATATTTTAGAAATGCATGTGGATTTACATTTAGAAGAATTTGAGATGCATAATGCGCCTAGAGAAGTTAAACTTCCTTACATTGTAACTCTTGATGAAGGATCCAATGAAGTTTTATCAATTTACAGAAATTATAAACCTGATGATCCTTTACATAATAGAATTGAGTATTTTAATCATTATAAATTTTGTCCAGGACTAGGATTCTATGGTTTTGGCTTAATTCACATGATTGGTGGGTTATCCAGAACTGCAACACAAGCTTTAAGACAGTTATTGGATGCAGGAACTTTAAGTAATCTTCCAGCAGGCTTTAAATCAAGAGGAATTCGAATTAGAGACGATGATCAACCCTTTGCACCAGGAGAATTTAGAGATGTGGATGCTCCAGGTGGAAATATTAAGGATCAATTTCAAATTTTGCCTTTTAAAGAGCCTTCAGCAACACTTTTTCAACTTTTAGGTTTTGTAGTACAAGCTGGACAAAAATTCGCTGCCATTACCGATATGTCTGTTGGCCAAGATAGTCAAAATAGGGCGGTTGGAACTACAATGGCTCTTTTGGAGCGTGGTTCTAGAGTCATGACAGCTATTCATAAGCGTTGTTACAACGCGATGAGACAAGAATTTAAGCTTTTATCAGCCATTTTTGGAACCTATTTACCTCCAGTTTATCCTTATGCAGTTTATGGTGCGAACAGAATGGTAAAGACACAAGATTTTGATGAGAGAGTTGATGTTTTACCTGTTGCAGACCCTAATATTTACAGTTTAAGTCAAAGAGTAACTCTTGCAAACGAACAATTAAAAATTGCAATGTCTAATCCAGGTCTACATAACATCCGAGAATCTTATCGAAGATTGTATGAAGCACTAGGAACTAGGGAAATTGACAAAATATTAAAACCAGAACCACCTGTTGTTCCGAAAGATCCAGCAATTGAAAATGCAGAAGCTTTAAAAATGCAAATGCCCCATGCATTTCCAGACCAGGATCAAGACGCACACATTCAGTCACACTCAGCTTATATGCAATCCAGAATGGTTCAAATTAATCCAATGGTCTACGCATTACTTCAAGGACATATTTCTCATCATGTTAGTTTAAAGGCTCACGGAGAAATAGGAATGGAAATTCAACAAAACCCTCAACTTCAACAAATGCTTCAATCAGATCCTAAAGGAGCGCAGATTAAAGTGGCAGGAATGATTGCACAACGATGTGCAGACATTACACAAAAATTAGTACAAGGAGAATTAATGGGTAAACAACAAGATCCATTAGTTGCCTTGAAACAAAGAGAATTGGATTTAAAAGCTATGGATATGCAACGTAAGTCAGCTGAAAAAATAGCTGAAGTGGGTATGACAGAAGAGCACTTTGATGAAGGCATTGATATGCAGAAGATGAAATTAGAAAGTGTTGAAGATCAAGCAGGAGAAAGAATTAGAATTGCTGAAGAAAAATTACAACAAACACGAGATATAGCCGAAGCAAAACTTCAAGTAGAAAAAATGAAGAGAACGGCTGAAGATCGTAGAACCAAAACACTAGGGAGAAAAAAATAATGCCAGGAGGAGCAGGAACACCGGGAGGATATCAAGCAGATTGGGGAGGTACTACAACTACAACCAATGGAGGAAAAGGACCATCAAGGCCCAAAGATTTCAAAACCCCAACCATTAAAAAACCCACAACTACAGGCGATCAAATGGCTACAGGTAAATATAAATCCAACATTAAACCTACTGGTTTACTAACAGGAGCTGCATGGGGAATTGATCAATTAATTGGGCCTCACACTTATAAAATTAATAAGGCAAAAAGAACAAAGTTTGCACAAGATGAAGGTTTAACTCGAGATTGGGCTAAAACACATCAATGGGGCAAAGATCCTACACTCAATGTAATGAGTACTCAGGGAAAAGATTATTTAAAAGAGGCAGGCTATGGACCTTTTCAAGACAAGTCACCAGACAGGGGTGGTGGGGAAGGTCAAAGATGTCCAGATGGAAGTATGCCTCCTTGCACACCCGTAGCAACAGGAGCGACCACAACACCAACAACTACTACACCACCTGGCACAGGTTGGCAATTTTATCCAACCAATAGTAATTATATAACTGGAGAAGGTTATGATGAGGGTGGAGGAGTTAAATTTGGACCACCCCCTAAAAAAGGCCCTAATCCACAAGTACCACCCGTTAAATTTTCTAGAGGCGGCGGTTGTGCTATACGTGGAACAAAATTTTCAGGAGTAAAATAATATGTGGTTTAGTGCTATAAAATTAGCTCTTAACGCTGGAAGTCATATTTACAAAAAGCGTCAAGAGACAAAGATGGCTATGGCTGATGCACAACACATGCATGCGTCTAAGATGGCCCGAGGTGAGGAAGCTTACCAGGGCAA